CATAGACAAACCACAACTAGAATGTTACGTAGGATTGTATGGACGTCCTGTTCCAAAAGATCGTTTTCAAAATGTTTGTATTATAGACGGAGCACAACACTGGTTAGTAGCAGACGGCGATGTTGGTGTTGGTATGGCAATCAGTTTTGATCCTACTAAGAATCTAAATGCTTCAGGTAATGGTGGCGCCATTGTTACTAATGATGAAGCATTATATGATTTTGCAATGCGATGGAGAGACAACGGCAAACCAGACTTTATGTACCCGGGAACTAACTCTAAAATGAGTGAGATTGATTGTGCCCACTTATTAGTTAGAACACAATACTTAGACGAATGGCAAGCACGTAGAAGACAAATTAGAGAAAGATACTTAGCAGAGTTTAGTAAAATTAAATCAGTAACATGTATGACTGATGTAAGCAATCACCAAGATCAAAAGTTTGTTATTAGAAATAACTTAGAACGTGATATGCTTAAGAAAAATTTATCTGAGAAAGGTATTGAAACACGCATACATTATGAAAAACCATTGAGTGATACTATCATTGGAAACTCAGAGTATATTCGTAATCGTCCAGACATGATGAGTACAAGTCATGCACTATCTAAAGGAGTATTATCACTTCCTATATACCCTGAGATGACTGACAGTGAAGTCGATAAAGTCATCAATGGTGTTATATACTATTTTGATGCTTGGTAAAGATAAATAGTAGTATATTATAGGAGATATACGAATGGCATTAGCAATTATCGATTCAGTAATTGGTTTAGCGGCGCCTTTACTCGACAAGTTTGTTGTAGATAAGGATAAGAAGGCTGAGTTTGAACATGAACTCAAAATGGTCTTGCATAACGCAAACTTACAACAAAATCAAATCAACTTAGAACAAGCAAAGCACCCAAGCATCTTTGTAGCAGGGGCAAGACCCGCTATCATGTGGATATGTGCATTTGGACTAGCATGGTCTTATGTTCTAGCACCTATAGCCAACTGGGGAGTCGCAATTAGCGGAGCAGAAGTTATACTTCCAGTGATTCAAACAGAAGGTTTAATGACTCTTACATTGTCTATGTTAGGTCTAGGTGGTATGAGAAGTTTTGAGAAGATGAATGGATTGGCAAGAGAGAATATGAAAGCCACTCCACCAAAGCAATAACATTAGTTACTTGCCCAATCGCATAAATACAATATAAGACTGGGATAAACATATGGCTGTAATAAACTACGAAATTATTAATATTGGTACATCGCCGAACGATGGTTCAGGTGATCCGTTAAGAGTTGCCTTTGATAAGATAAACAATAACTTTGCTAACTTATCATCGACCGCTGTTATATCATCTAATACATATACAACAGGTAATACAGCACAACAAGTTATTTGGGAATATCCAGCAAACGCATTCACATTAGGTTCATTCTTTATTAAAACTAATGATCCTGGCACTATAGATCAACAAGATGTTAGACTAGATGCACAACTAGGTGCTAACTCAGCCAATATTAAATTTTCAGCATATTCATCTACACAATGGGGAAATGTGTTAATACCAGGAAGTGGTTATGACATGGATGTCAACTCTGGTAATGTTAGAATATTAGTTGACCCTGATGTTGCAAACGTAAGTGGGTCACAATCATTGTTTCATTTTATTAATTCTTCAGTTATGTTCCAAGGAGCGGCACCAGCAGGCTTACCACTAGCATTAGATGGTTATGTAGATTCTGAACTTGCAACTGAAGTAGACGATACAATTACAACTGAAGAAACTCCATAATGAGAGCAAGAGAATTTATTAACGAAGATAATGCGCCGGGCAAACTAACCAAACGTCAACGTTACGGTTCAAGAGGAATGCACAAGTTCCAAGATGTAGACGGTAGAGATAGAGTCTATGAATTGAATCGTGTAATGATGGCATTAGCACAAGCAAACGGTAACGTTGGTGCAGACGATGGTATCGATTTAGATTCAGAGAGTTGGGTTGGCACAAGCAACATGGCTGTACCTTATACTGAACTAGAGTCTAACATGTTAAAGTCAGCATACAAAGCAGTAGGCAGTGAATGGGAAGACTTAAATGCAGGTGATATGAAGTCTGCTGAATTACCTTCAATCAATAAAGAAAGTCCAATAGAAGGCTTTAAAGGGTATCCAAGATAATGGCAGCCATCAATGTACCAGTCAAAGGCTTAACAGGATTAATTACAATCTTTGCATATGCCGATGATGCTGTAACTACAATAGCAGACGTACTTGCTTCAATCGTTGCCGCAGATGGTATAACTGCAGGGTATTACTACAATCTAGCATTAGTAAGAGATACTAGTAAAGATAATTTGACAGCACCCACAGCAACACTTGCATCATTAAACTTTGTAGGCGCAACAGGTACAGATCCTTTTACCGCAGGCGCTATCGTTAGTGAAACATTTGATAACGGAACACAAACAACTACACCAGCAACAGATATCTTTCTTACTACACCAGCATCTACTACGAATGCTCCTGCTAGTACGTTACAATTCAGACAAGAGTTAAGAGTATCAGAAGTAGCAGAACTTAATAGAAAAGGTGGAGCCGGTGGCAACGTCAGTCTACCTGCATACAATGCATTAAACACTGCTGACCTTGACTTACTACCCGCTAAGTATGTGGGTAACACAGCAACACCAACTGGGACAGTTCCACTAGCAACTAGTCGTCCTTGGACATAAAAAATAATTCTCGCAGATCAACACTAACTAAATAATATCATACATTTCACACTAGGAGCGATGAATGGAAATCCCGTATGACATTAACAATACACTCGACTTAATCAAGTTAAAATTTTACAACGAATGGCTATATACAGCACACATTTATGATGAAGGTGAAAGTCCATTTCATAAAGACTTGACAAAGCAAGTAGTTGAGAACTACGTTGACCCATTAGCATTACCGAAAGATTCTAAAATCTTAGACTTAGGATGTGGTCCAGGTTATTTCTTAGATGAAATGGCAGAAAGAGGATTTGAAGATGTATTAGGTATTACATTGTCACCCGGCGATATTAAAACATGTGAAGACAAAGGACATAAGACTAAAGGATATGATTTATCATTCTTACCACAGAAAGACGGTTACCATGAGGAAAGTGTAGACTTTATTTTCTTACGACATGCATTAGAACATTCACCTTATCCTATCTTTAGTTTAATGGAATACAATCGTATTCTAAAACAAGGTTCAAAGATTTACATCGAAGTACCTGCTCCAGACAATGATCGTAAACATGAGTTCAATTTAAATCATTACAGTATCTTTGGTCACACTCAACTGGCCGCATTATTACAACGTACTGGATTTAGGATTGATACATTCAATAACCTAGAGTTTACATTAGATCAACAGAATCCAGAAGATCCAGAAGGAGATCCCATTAAGATGAGAGAACATTACTATTGTATTGTTGCAACTAAGGCACAAGGCTTAGACATTAAATAATGTGGGAGAACTAGGACAAACTGACAACATATTTGTCGTCTATCCCTCATTTACTGGGGGAAATCATTTATCAAATTTAATTGGCTTATGTAAAAACGTTGAACCTACCTGGTTGAAAGATAAAGAATTATTTAAGAAATATTATTTGACTACTCATAGTGAACACTATGGTATTGATGAGGGAGGTATGATTGCTCATCATAATATTCCAGGTACTACTAATGCTAATGAAAAGCGGTTGTACAATCATAAAGAGCAGTTTATTGAAAATGCTTCTAATGGGTATATCAATATATTAGGAGGACATAATCATTCATTTAGAAAACTTGTTCATTTATATATACATGACCAAAATCACTCTGATATGTTTGGTGGTATAGATAATATTAAATGGTTAATGATTGAATATCCAAATGATAAAAACTCACTAGCAACAAAACGTCAAATGATTGAAAAGGCAAACATCTCACCTGTCGAAGATGAATTAATCTTGTATCCAAAGTTAGATAATATATATGAATGGGACTTTAATGACTTAGCAGAAGACGATGCAGACAAAATATCGAAAGTAAAAGAGATATATACTATGTGTCCAGGAACAAATGCTGTTTCTTTAGATGCAGATGTATTCTTCACAAAAGAGGGTATAGAAGATGTTAGAAGTATGCTAAAAGGTTACTTTGGACTACATCTACCTAGTATTGCAAATCAAATACATAGTCTGTGGATACAAATGATAGAAATGAGAGTCGATTATTATAATGAGCATGGCAAATAAATTTACATTTATAAAATATACTTTATCGTGGATCAGTCAGCAATTGGCCATTCCATTCTGGGCAGTTGGGCATCTACACTTAAGTCTTAAAATGGATATCTACCAAGACATACATATGATCATAGCATCACTTGGAATGAATGTGTTAGTTGCTATAGGTTTCTTTTTAGATTACCAAGATTACAAAAAGTCTCATTAATGTTTAAGGTGTATGGTGCAAATAATTTGCACACGATTCCACAGATTCACCTGCTAACAGAAGAACAGCAATTAGCAATTAAAGTAGTAGCACAAGTATTACCATTCAAAGTTAATCAATATGTAATTGATGAATTAATCGACTGGGATAATGTACCCAATGATCCTGTGTTTCAATTAACATTCCCTCAGCCAGGTATGTTAGATGAGAAAGATTACAATGAATTACGTGAACACATTGTCGCCCATAAAGAGACAAAACATATAGTTAATCGAATTAGACAAAGTTTAAACCCACATCCAGCTGGACAACAAACACTCAACATACCTACATTAGACAACGAACCACTAGAAGGTATGCAACACAAGTATAGAGAAACAGTATTGTTTTTTCCTGCAAGAGGACAGACATGTCATAGTTACTGTACATTTTGTTTTCGTTGGCCACAGTTCATTGGAGACAATGACTTAAAGTTTTCTAGTAGTGAATCTACACATCTTTTAAACTATCTTAAAGAACATAAGGAAGTTACTGATTTGTTAGTAACGGGCGGTGATCCAATGATTATGAGATCACATCATCTTGCAGAATATCTTCTACCATTACTAGCACCAGAGTTCGATCACATACAGAATATACGCATAGGTACAAAAGTATTATCATTCTGGCCGCAACGTTTCCTTACAGATAAAGATTCATATGCTTTACTAGAATTACTAACTAGGTTAGTACGCAGAGGAAAACATGTAGCAATAATGACTCACATCAATCACTGGCAAGAAATACAAACACCAATTGCAAAAGAAGCAATACGTAGATTACGTGACACAGGTGCAGTATTACGAAGTCAGTCTCCTTTAGTAAAACATATCAATGATGATCCTAATGTCTGGGCCAAGATGTGGGCAGAACAAGTGCGTTTAGGGATTATACCTTACTACATGTTTATTGAAAGAGATACAGGTGCAAAAAAATACTTTGAATTACCTTTATATAAGGCTTATGAGATATACAATGATGCTATAAAACAAGTCTCAGGGCTCTCTAGGACGGTCAGAGGGCCCTCTATGAGTTGTACCCCGGGCAAAGTAGAGATACAAGGCATAACTGAGATTAAAGGAGAAAAAGTCTTTATATTGCGTATGTTGCAATGCAGAAATCCAGAGTATTCATATCAAACATTCTTTGCAGAGTACAATGAAGATGCTTGTTGGTTAGATGATCTTAAGCCTGCGTTCGGTGAAAGTAAATTCTTTTTTGAAAATTGATTCCAAAGTACACTAAATACTAGTATGAGCCAATTTAATGCAAGTGGAACAGGCGAGTTAGTCAAATCCGCATATAAGAAAACGCATTTCAAAAGTCAAACAGAAATTGATGACTTTGTAAAGTGTTGTGACCCTAAGACTGGTTATCTATACTTTATGGATAACTTCTTTTATATTCAGCATCCAACACAAGGATCAATTCAATATCATCCTTATGAATACCAAGAACGATTAATTGATACATATCATAACTATCGTTATTCAATCGCATTGATGCCTAGACAGTCAGGTAAGTCTACATCAGCCGCAGGTTATTTGTTATGGTATGCTATGTTTGTACCTGATGCTACTATTCTAATCGCCGCACATAAGTATACAGGTTCACAAGAAATTATGCAACGTATTAGATACGCATACGAAAACTGCCCTATGCATATTAAAGCAGGTGTGACTACATACAACAAAGGTTCACTAGACTTTGAGAACGGCTCTCGTATTGTATCAGCAACGACTACAGAGAATACGGGTCGTGGTATGTCTATTACACTTTTATACCTAGATGAGTTTGCATTCGTAAGACCTACAATTGCTGAACAGTTTTGGACTTCTATCACACCAACACTAGCAACAGGTGGTAAAGCAATTATTACATCTACTCCTAACTCTGATGAAGATCAGTTCGCATTGATTTGGAAACAAGCAAACAAGAATATCGATGCTCAGGGAGAAGAAACAGAACTTGGTGTTAATGGATTTAAGCCTTTTAGATCATATTGGAATGAACAACCAGGTAGAGATGACAAGTGGGCAGAAGAAATTAAAGCCCAGTTAGGTGATGATAGATTCGCACGTGAGATTGGTTGTGAATTCTTAATTGCAGACGAAACATTAATCAATCCTAATACACTAATCATGTTAGAATCAGTTGAACCCTCAAACAGAATGGGTCAAATTAGATGGTTTCAAAAGCCCAAGAAAGGCATGGTCTATTGTGTAGGATTAGATCCGTCATTAGGTACAGGTGGAGATCCAGCCGCTATACAAGTCTTTGAAGCAAATACAACTACACAGATAGGTGAATGGAAAGATAATAAGACTGATATTCCTCAACAGATTAAATTGTTAGGACAAATTACAAGACACATAGCAGAAGAAACAGGTGAACCAAATAACATATACTACTCATTAGAAAACAATTCTATTGGAGAAGCCGCTCTAATATCCTTAGCAGAGTTTGGTGAATCAAATATTGAAGGCATCTTCTTAAGTGAGAGAGGTAAGAAACGTAAAGGATATAACACAACACAAAAAGTAAAACTTGCGGCTTGTGCAAAATTCAAAACACTGATGGAAAGCAAGAAAATGAATGTTAAAAGTAAAGCATTGATCAGTGAATTAAAAACATTTGTTGCATCTGGTGGCAGTTACGCCGCTAAGATCGGTGACAACGATGACTTAGTAATGGCTACATTACTTGTAGTACGTATATTACAAGACATTACAGACTTCCATAGTGATTTGACGGAGCATATGCGTGACCATGATGAAATGGTTGCACCCTTGCCGTTCTTTGCTGTGATTAACTAAAAGAGATAAATAATAGTATGGCAATTGATCAGGAATCCTTCAATAAACGACTCTATGATATCTTTAAGACTCGTGGGTACAAACCTTCACCTAAAGATTCAAAGAATGAAAGAACAAATCCAGAGACAGCAGATGTCTTTGAGTTTCAGTTCATCAAAGATGGTGAGAACTATGGTAAAGCATGGGCAACTATTGACAAGACATCATCATTAAACTTATACTATGATGACAATCAAGCAGGTAGTCCTCCAGGACAAACTAAAGGTGTTGACTACGATGATTCATGGTCAGGATTGCTAAAACATTTAAAGCAATGGGCATTATCTAAGCAACTAAACTTTGGATTACATGACAGTGATCGATTAGGTGACGATATGCGTCAAAGGGATTATTATAAAATGAAAGAAAAAATGAATGAAGGTTATCATGCTGTTAATAAAACAACATCATACAATGATAACATACCTAATGTCAAAGTTGTAATTCAACATGATAAACAAATAGGTGAAGGAGAACAACGTTGGAGAAACGTTCATAAAATCTTTGTAGAAAATACAGAAGGCGAAAGATTCGCAGTCCCAACTAGAATGCCTGGCATTGCAAGAGTATATGGTAGACACGTAGCAGAAGGTGGAACACCGTATGACGAAAGAGGTAAGCACATTACTACATTAGTAGAAGAA